TAAATTTGAAGGCTATATGCATTTCAACTTTGGAGATAGTACGGTATATGTGAATTGTATTTATTTTGAAAAACTAAATGCAACTTGTATGTATATAAAAAATGACACTGATTTACGCTCATTGAAGAAAGACACTCTTTTACGGATCTCTCGTTTGCAGTACGGACCTGGTTTATTTCCGTATGGCCTTGTCTCACAACAAGATATAGTGAGGTGGGCCTTTTATATCACACGGTCGTCGATTAAACGCAGGTCTTATAAACGGACACCGATTATCGACAGCTGGTTTGCCGGTACTTCTTTTCCTCCTAAGCTTAAGGTTTCAGCGAATCATCTTAGACATGTAACTATGAACGATCTAAGGCGTTATGGCAAAGACAGACTTCAGGCTAAAGTGGGTTACCTTTTTCCGATGTTGGAAAGATTGGCACAATTAGGTATGCATGAGGCGATGTTCGTTGGTATCATATGTTGGGCCATGATGTTATCTAAAACCAATCACAATCTAAGTTCCATATCCGGAATCTGGGATTGGCAGTTTTCAAGTATAGAAGATTTTGTTAAAAAGATCAAAACCAATTTTTCTCTAAGGTTGAAAGCCTTACAGAATCTAGTGTGTTATGATCTCGAACAATTCTTTGAATTGGAGGTGTTAGTTAACAGAGGGGTTGGTGCAGTAGATTGGCAAGCCGAACGTGATCATAGAGTAAAACCTAATCTGAACAAGCTTCCGCAGGCCGAAGTCTTTACAGAATCTGTTAAATTGTTTCGTAGACTCAAACAGCGCGGGAGCAAGCCTCTTCGTACTAATTGGAAGAAATTCTGGAAATCTAGGTGGGGCTGGGCACCTACTGGGGCGTATCATTCTCAATATAAAGAAGATCAGACATATAGGGCTCATGAACCTACTCTACGCAATAAGCTATTTGCAGTAGCAAAAATGCCTTATTACGAATTTGAACATATGGCTAATCGTACACCTGAAATCGTGGCGTGGTCATCAGTTAAATATGAGTGGGGCAAACAAAGAGCGATATATGGTGTTGATTTTACCAATTTTGTAATGACTAATTTCGCTCTGTATAAATGTGAAGAGTTACTTGAACCGGTCTTTCCTGTTGGCAGAGCTGCCAGGGAAGACATAGTTAAAAAGAGAGTACAGGAGACTCTCAAAAATGGAGTGCCTTTTTGTTTTGACTTTGAAGATTTTAATTCTCAACATTCATTGAATAATATGAGTGATGTGCTTAAAGCATATGCTCTTGTTTTTTCTGACAAGTTGGACAAACAACAGGTGGAGGCTCTGAACTGGGTTATAGAGTCTGTAAAGCGAGGGAGAATATTTAATGGTGATGAAGAGTATGCTATAAATGGAACTTTGCTATCAGGATGGCGGTTAACTACTTTTATTAATACGATACTTAATCATGTTTATATTAAGATACTAACGAAAGATACTCCTATTGTGTCAATACATAATGGAGATGACGTACTTTCAGGTGTATCATATTTATATCAGATCCAAAACTTACAGAGGCAGGCCAGGAAGTTCAATATCAGGTTTCAGCAAAGTAAGTGTTTTTTGGCTTCTATTGCAGAATTCCTTCGTGTTGATCATGATAAAGGCTCTGGTAGTCAGTATTTAGCTAGGGGTGTATCAACTTTTGTCCATGGGCCGACTGAGTCGGTGATACCAAATGATTTGATCTCATTGTTACAATCACTGAAGACGAGACGAAATGAACTCTTAGACAGAGGCGCAGACCTAGAGTTTGTAGAAGAAATCTTTTTAATGCAAAAGGGTAGAGCCGCTAAATTATGGGATACTAATATTGAGTCTATTGAGATCATTATAAATACCCACTTATCAAAAGGGGGAATTAATAATGAAGTAAATGAACAAAGTTTGAGTTACGAAATTGAACGAACACCTATAAGACAGTTGCGGGACAACTCTGATTGTAAGGACGCCCAGGTGGCTTTACCTGGTGTATGGGACTATGCTGATCAGTTGTGTAACCGTATAATAGATGAAAGTTACCGTGACAAGTTGTTATCTACTCTAACGACTGCTACGCTATCTGCCACAGTACTTAACAAGTTCGGGGTAATATTAAGGAAACTTGATACGCCCGGCATGTTTGATACTTTAAGAGCAAAGCTCAACGGCATTTTACGTAGTACACAACACGGAACTAAAGCCATGGTTGCCAAGGCTTATGGAATACCTTTATTTGGTGTTATTGGAGAACTAGATCATATATTTGATCGCCTAAAGGAAGAGAGGGATCCAATAGCAGCAATGAAATTATTGCTTTAAGTCTTAAGCGCCATGGTTACTGAAG